CCGCCCAATCCTGCCAGTTATCAAATGTGCGAGTGTCTGGCACGTTTGAGCTCATAAAGTAACCAATCCCCGCCATCGCGTCACCCCACTCCTGCCAGCGAGCCTCGGGTAACGTGCCCAACTGCTGCGGTGCAAACAGCTCGGCCATGAGCGAGCACCACGAGTCCCAAGTGTGGCCTCTGGGATCGTATGTCGTCATGGATTGCCCGTGCTGCGCATGTCACCAACGTCTGCAGAAAGCAGGTTCAAGCCGCACTCGTAGTTACCGTTCACCACGTTGCTCTCAAAGCGCAGGCGCATCTCACGACGCTGCTCGCGCATGTCAATCTTAAGCGTCGTGGGCGAGAACACATAAGGCCCCGTCACCACGTCGTTGTCGGTTGCGTAGCCCTTGCCCGTGACGTACAGGTTCATGTCGCCAGACTGCACAAAGTCAGGCTCAACGCGCTCGAGCCTGATGTAGTTGTTCATACCCACGGGGTCGTTCTGGTTCGGGCCACCGTTCACCCAGCCGATGCTGTCAGTCTCAAAGTAGCTCTGGATTGCGCTTTGCTGACTTAAATTCACAACATTTGTGCCTGACTCATGCTGCCAAAGCGTGTAGGTGCTAGAGTCATTGGTCTCGGTGCCTGCCCAGATTGGCTTGCGAAACACCTCAGAGAACGTGCCCGCAGAGCGTCGAGCGCCCAGCGCCTCACCCGCGTCGTACCAGATCTTGTCACGCACGTTGTAAATGATTGCGTCGGTGCACTCTGTGGCGTCACCTCGGGGGTAGAACCACCAGATCTCACCCCAGCGTGGGATCTTTGATGCCCACACTTTCTGACGCTGCGTGTAGTTCAGGTTATCAAAGAAGTAGTTGATGTTCGTGTTGTTTGCAATCTCGCTCACGACGCCGTTGTACATCAGGAAGCGATCGACACCGCACCAGAAGAACAGGCCGTCGTACTCGATGACGCTTGATGACGACAGGATCGAGCTCTGGCTCGTCACGAGGTCGTAGCGCCAGTAGATCGTGCTCGTGCCTACTGTTGTGGGCGCGTAGCTCACGCGAATGAGCGAGTCGAGTGACCAGAACAGGCCAGAGGGCGCCGTCGTGCCGCCCCTTACGGGTAAACCCTTGACGATCTTGCCAGCTGAGACCGTGTTCTCGTTGGCGTCAGCAGAGACCCAGTCTTGGAAGTTACCAGCCGAGCTGTTCTTAATCAGGCCGTTGTTGCCGTACACAAAGAGGTACGGGTGCAGCATCACGCAGCCGCCAGACACGCTCACGTTGTTGTTAAACGTCAGCGTCAAGGCGCCTGCAGTAGAGACCGTGTTTGAGAGCGTCACAGTCGTTGTGCTTGAACCAATAACAAGAACGCTCACTGTCGTGTTAGCAGGAACGCCCGTGCCCGTGACCGTCTGACCAACAGCGATGAGCGCGTTGACTGAGGCGATCGTGAACACGCTCGGCGGTCCGATCACCATCGTGCCTGCAGCCGTGAACACGCCGACCTGACTCATCGCACCTGTCGGGAAGTCACCAATCAACACAGGCGTATTCAGCGTGTTGTCAATGTTTGCTAGATTAAGCCCCGGATGCGCCACGATCGTCTGATTGCCTGAACCGCCAGAGTCAAAGCCGATGTCAAACTGCCACAGGTTGTTTGAGTTGGCAGTAAAACTTAAGGCAACAGTGGCCACCGTAACAGAAAATCCAGTACCAGTGCCGCCAATGCTTGCCGCAGGAGCGCTTAGTACATCACCAGACAAATAATCAATACCGCCTGAAACCAACGTGACCACGGTAACGATAGCCCCTGCAACTGTGATATCCGCAATAGCACCAGAGCCTGAGCCTCCAGTTAGTGCAACACCAGAATAACTACCGTTTGTGTATGCGCTACCACCCACCAAGGTAGGTATTGTTAAAATAGCACCAGAAAATTGAATGTTAGTCGGCCCTGACCCCACGCCGTCGTCGTCATCCGTCACCCACTCCTGCAGCCCATCGCTCCAGCCCGAGTAGACGTAGTTCAGGCCATCCTCCGAGTTCAAGATCATGCCACGGCTAATGCCAGAGGCGTTCTGAAAGATGCCCTTGTAGCCGCCCATCTTGCGTGGGCGACCGCGCTGAAAGCGCACCCACTTGCCGTCAACGTAGACAGGCGCATCAAACTGCGTGCCGTCGCGTTGGATGCCCGGCTTGATGTTTAGCGAGATGACTTTGGCGGTCAAAATGTGCCCCCACTAATACCGACTGGGATTAAAAAGCCCGTTGTTGTGAGCGTTGCTGCGTTTGTTGCGTTTAGGGTAAAGCCGATCTGATTCGTTGCGGGCTGGTAGATGCCTGTGTTTGTGTTGCTTGAAAAGTTCAACGAAGGCGCTGCCGCAGAACCTGCGTTAATTGTGAGCGTCGTGAGCGTACCGCCAGACGATGAGCTCGCATTGAACACGTTCGTGCCGTCACAGACAACAGTCAAGGTCTGGCCTTGCGCAACCGTTACCGTTGCCGCGCCGCCTGCTGAGGTCTGAAACGTGAGCGAAAACGCGCCAGTCGTCTGATTGTCCAGATAATAAATCTGGACAGTTGATGGCAGAACAATAATCTGGTTTGATGTCAGCGCACCGTAGTACTCTTGGATGACGTTGGCGTACTCAACCGCGGTGAGGGTCGTGGTGCCCCCCGTGACCGTCTTTGCTAGCTGTGTGTAGGCAAACGTGTTTGAGCGCCCGTAGGCAAACGTGGCGTAGCCGTCAATGCCGTTTGAGACGATGACTAAAGACTCTGTGAGCTGAAGTTGCTGCGTGGCGTTCGTGTCAATCGTGTCGGTGCCGCTTGGGGTAAGCGTCAGGATGCCTGAGCCGCCGTTGCGCACCATGATGAACCAGCCGTTGCCGACGGTCGCCGCTGTGGGTAACGTGATCGTGCCCACGCCGCTTGCCCAGACCAAGAACTGGGCGCGGTATGTTGCGTTGAGAACCGCGCTTGAGAAGATTGAGCTCTCGGCGTACTCTTGGTTGAGCGTGGTGCCTGAGGCAACGATGCCGTAGCCTGCCAAGGCGGCGGCGTTTGCCGACGAAGTACCCGCACCAAACTGTACAGTAGACCAAGTGCCATTGTTTGTGGAATTATTAGTTAAGAAGATGTACTGCGCGATGCCCGAGGCAACCGAGACAATTGTGTTGCCCGAAATATCGGTGACCGTGAAGGTGTTTGAGCCGATGTTCTGAATTAGAACGCTCTGACCCGTGCTCACCTGCAGCGCAGAGGGCAGGTACAGCTTTAAGCTGCCCACGGTCGCGGTGACCTGAATAATTGCAGCAACAACGTCCGTGCTTGTCGTGCCGTTGATCGGCCAGTCTAGCTCCGTGTCTGCCGAGATCGTGAGCGCTTCGTAGCCGATCTGGCTCGGGTTGATTGTCTGTCCCGTAATCGGGTTGACGTAGGTGTTGGTCATAGTTACCTCTAAGAGTCCACGGCGATTGCTGAGCGGTCACCCACGCGAGTGACGTCCTCGGCCTTGAGCGCCTGCATGGCCATGTCGTACTTCTGTTGGAATATCTGACGTGCGTCGTCTTTTAGGTAGATCACGGCCTGCAAGAGGGCGCCAAAGATCATCGCGTTCGGTGCGTTGTTTGTGATCCAGTTAGTCTGGTTCGTGGACGACAGGGGCTGCAGGCGCTGATAAATGAGCACCTCAAAGGTGTACGCCTGATCAGGAATCGGTGACACAAACCAGTTGTCGTAGTCGTAGTCGCCGTAGTAGAGCGGCAAGCCCTGTGGGCTCTGTGCGTTGTAGTTGGTCAGGTACTCGTACTTGCGCAAGAAAACGGGCTTCTTCTCACCACCTGAGGTGACCGACATTGACACGGTCTTGCGCCATCTGGCGGGCTTTTGAAGGATCGGGTTGCCGATTGACATCACGCCTTGGGCGACCTCAATCTGGCCAAGCGTCTTGATCTGCTGAGCAATTTCAAACTCAGCCAATGTAATGAACGTGGGGATCTGGTCAACAACAGCGGCGTCGTTGCGCTCAAGATACTGCTCAATCGTCGAGATTAAGCTGTCGTATGTTAGAACAAAGCTCGCGGTCATAGCGCCACCCACAAAAGTAAATTTGAGAGCGTTTTATCACAAAGCGCCTGATTTGACATTTTAACCTTTATCTTGCTAATTTAAAACCACAATTTAGCCGAGCATCGAGCCTGCCTTGACCTTGACTGCTGCAACACGATTAAGCCAGCCTGTACCGTATACGGGAAAATCATCAAGCCCACGGTAAAAGTCTTCCTTGGCATCACTAAAATCTTGAATCAGCTTGGTGGGATCAGCAGCTTGCACAGCAGCCATCGTCATCGGACCAAACCCACCGTCTGGTGTTACACCTACGGCAGTCTGTAGAAGCTTAATTGAACGACCCGGACCAGCGTTTACACCCATATCAAAGACCAAGTAGTCAATCCCGCTTGGCAGCTCGTCAGCCCTTACAACGTCCCAGTACTTCTTCTTGTACAAGGGTTCAACATCCGCAGGGGTTAGCTTACGCATCTGGTCGTGCGTGACTTCGTGTCCAACGTGCTGCTCCCAATTAAACTGAGTCACGCCAAGCATGGTTGAGCCTTTGCGCCCGTCTGGTAGCTTGTTGCCGTTATCACGATCGTCGTCTGTGAAGCCACCCTCTGAGGCGAGCATCTGCTCAAATGCCTTTTGCCAATTGCTAATCATTTACTCATCTCCGTGCTTGCTAAGTTAATACGAGTCTTTGCTTGTAAAATGTCTTTGGGTGGTATCTTGAAGCCCACTGCAATGTAGCCTACAAACCTACCTTGTTCTGGTGGTACAGAGCCACGGCACATGTACGTTACGCCATGCTTGACAACGTACTCGCCAATCTTTGAGCTTGGCACAAACGTCTCACAATGTACCTCTCCTTGAAACATCGTAATGACCGCACGGTTATGCTCAGGTGTGCTAGTAAACAAGGCATTGATTGAACCCTCAAGCGACTTTTCACGCCCTTGGTTGCTCATTGCCAAGATGGTTGTGCGGCTATTTGACTGAAGATTCACAGAGTTTACAACTACCACATCTGCGCTCAGGTCGTAAATTAAAGACTTGGCAATTGCCTCAATCAACAGCGGTTCTTTTAGCTCAGTCTTTTTGCTACTGATTGCACCAAGAATGACCTGCCGTGAATCCCAAGCAAAGTAGCCAGCAAACGCAACAAACGCAATCAGCACCACCGAGATCAGCTTGAAAGGGCTGTCCACCCACTTGATAAGCTCAATGACCTTGTCGGTAAAATCTGGGCTTTTAACAGGCGCAGGCTTTGCAGCCCGCTTTACTGGCGCTCGTTTAACCACAGATTTTTTAGCTGTTACCATTACTTATCGCTCTTATCGGGCGTTTTGCTTTTCATGTCGATGATCTTCTCAAGTGTTCTGCCGCCGAAGTAGAAAGACATAATCAACATACCCCACTGCCCAAGTAACTCAACATACTTTTGGTTAGTATCAAGGTCAAACGCTGACATCATGGCAAAAATAAAGTACCCAACTAGAATTGCAATCAACGTCATTGGGCGGATGTTTTTACTCAGCCATGAGTCAGACCGCATGTCGTTTTCTTGACGCTTGGTAAGCTCGCCCTGCTCTTGCATGTCAGCCTGCATCTTGGCAAGCTCACCGTTCTGTTGCATCTGCATAAGTTCAAGCTGTGCTTTGGCTTTCTGCTCAGGATCTGGGAAAAACTTATCCAAGACCTTCATGCCGATACCAAGGATATCCATAATGGGAAACATTATTTATCCGCCTTTGAATCAATCTTGTCGTAGAGTCGGGCGATCATCTGCTCAAGCCTGTCAAAACGCTTGTCCATCTCGCCGCGCAAAGTATCAACTTCTGACTTCTTGGTGTAGGTTTCGCTAACATGCAGGCGCAAGTCAGCAATGTCAGACTTGAGTTCCTTGACCGAATCCCATAGCTGACGGGCAAACCATCCCCCGATAGCCAAGAATGAACCAGCGCCGATGTTGATTACGTTTTGCCAGTCCATCTCAGTACCCTTTCATCTGTTTGTCAACGCCCGCACAGAGCCAGAAAAAGAATCCGACCACTGTGGCGAGCGCAGCGAATATCAACCAAATCATGCGGATGGTGCTGACATATCGGGTGCTGGTGGCTCAACCATTTCAGGCGCGGCTTCAGCAGGCACCCAAGGCAGAGGCACAGGCTGCGGTGTAGGAATCTTTTGTGCGTCAATCTGTGCTTGCACTTCGGCTTCCATGTCGGCAACACGGTCAACGCCTAAAGCATCTTGTGTCCATTGGATCGCTTCGGCTTGGGTAATGTCGGCGTAGGGAATAAAGTTTTTAGTGTCGGCAGGCAGCAAATTAACCGCATACGTCACCGAGCCAGTCAAGCCGCCTTGGGTGTCGCTGATTGTGAAGTTAGACATGACAACAGTCTCGGGCTCTGGCGTGTTCATGACAGACAATGCGTTGATAATCCAGTTCATAGTTGCACCTGTGGGATTGGTTCGTTTGCTTTCATTTGCGCGTCGGCTTGCTTCTTGATTTCAACCATTAGCGGAAATGCGCCCGACGAGGTTGGCAATTGCCCAAGCGTTTGCAGGATTGCGTTGACGCTTTCGATTGCTAAAGTGATCGTGACTTCTTTCAATTTAAGGCTCCTGTGATTAACTTATTTTGCGCTTAATTTTGCTTCAAGTTCAGCAACCTTGGCGCTCAGTTCCTGAACAGATTTCCACAGCACGGCAACCATGTCCATGCCCGCCATTTTAAGGTTTTCTGGGTCATGTTGGTCAACAATGTTTTCAGCGCCCTGATTAGCCAACACGTCCTGCGCCGCCCAGCCCAAGTACGTGCGACTCGCAGGGGTGTCGTCCTCGCGAGAGACCTTGAACTGATACGCAATCGGGTTGATCTGGTTAACAAAATCCAGCCCAAGCGTCACGGGGCGCACGTTAGTCTTGTCGCGCAGGTCAGACGTCGTGATCGTTGATGTTTTACAGTACAGGGTGGTTGTGTCGTTGTTGCCAAGAACAACTGTATTTGAAGCAGTGGTAAGGGTTACAAGTGCGTCGTAACCTGAGAATTCTCCCAAGCAGACGTTGTTTTCGCCTGTTGTAATTGAACGCCCAGCCCGATATCCAATACATACGTTCCTACCACCGGTTAAGCTGAACCCGGATTCAAAACCAACTGCAACGTTGTTGAAACCACTAACATTACTGAATAAAGAGCTGTGGCCGATTGCAGTGTTATAGTAAGCGCCGACGTTTGAATATAATGTTTCCCTGCCTATCGCTGTGTTATACGAACCCCCACTGTTGGACGCGAGCGCAAGGTAACCACAAACGGTATTGCTATCAACATTACCAGCGCCTCTGCCAACACGAACACCACTGTTGATCTCAAGGTCTGATGAAACATATAAACGCCCAGTACCTTTTAAGTTTACTTCTATAGAAATATTGCTATCAGAGCCTTGAGCAGAAAGGACCGGTGTAAAACCCGTAGCACTACCCGCCACTTGCAGGTAATTTACTGCGCTAGCAGTGGGCGTGACACGCAGGGACTCTGCGCCTACCACTCCACCAATTGAGGTTGTGCCTACAAAGACGTTGGCTGCAGTACCGTTTGCGTAAAAATTAAAACGACCTGTGCCTGATGCAATGTTGGAATAGAAACCAAAGTTATTTGTTGCCCCACTAAGCGTTGAGCTAACCGAAAAACCGTATTGATTTGCTATTGCAGAGGTAGCACCAATCGTACCTTGAACCGCGTCGTAATGAGTCAAGTTACCTAAAGTAAACGCTGCTGCTTGCGTAAAGGGCTGTGTTCTAAAAAGTACTGCTGATGTAGTTACATCTGAAAGTATTGTTGGAATTGCTCTGACGTTAATTACACTTGTAGCCCCCGTCAAGCTATAGCCAATGTTCACGGGAAGAGAGCCTGTTGTGGCAACTGAACCCAACCCTAGCGCACCCGCAAAGTAATTATCAGCAGTACCCGCAGCGTAAAAATTAAAACGACCTGTACCCGAGGCAATGTTGCCGTAAAATCCGTAATTATTTGTTGCACCTGTTAGTGCCGAGTCTGCAAAAAATCCATACTGGTTTGTAACGGCAGACGCAGCCCCAATTGTCCCTTGTTGGGCGTTGTAGTGCTTTAAAATACCAAGTGTAAAGCTTGACGCGACAGTGTTAATGAACGAGCTAAACCCAGATGCTTGACCTGTCACATCGGATTGGACGGTTGCAGAAATGCCTGCGCTGTAAGATGTTGTACCACCTGTGATATTCTTTCGTAGTTGCAAAGAGCCGTTTACTGCGCCCGTTGATGTCCCTTGAATAATCTGCCCTGTACTATCAATCCGCATGCGTTCCGCGCCAGCCGTACTAACAGCAAGCGTATCAGCAGCAGGAAAAAATATGCCCGTGTCGGCTGTACCCGTGGTTGACACAATGGCGGGAGCCGCGGCAGAACCTGCGGCGACAGTCGCTACCCCAGTAATGTTTAGCGTACCAACGCCTGCCATATCGCCTGTGGTGTCTGCAATGGTCACAACCGAGTTCTGAATAATCTTGCCAGTGGTAGCATCAAAACGTGCGACGGCATTATCCGTTGCGCTTGCAGGGCCAACCACGTCGCCGCTTGCGCCTGCCTTTGTGGCGATGACCTGCACGACGCCCGAGCTGTCTTCGTAGAAGAGCTTGCCGTCGTTGTTGTTGATCGCCAACTCACCGGGTGCCAAGTCTGCCGCAAGAGGCACGGCTGCAGCAGTCGTTGAGAGGTAAAGTTTAATTGGGGTAAATCCGCTCTGTGCCATCAAAAGGTACCCTCAAAAATATCATCAATTGTCAAGTCGGTAGTGCTTTGCCAACCCATTTTTACCCAACTAACCACGTTGTGCCGTTTGAATAAACAGGAACAGCAACTGCGCCGCCACCTGTCACCGCTACGCCAAATGACGGTGCGAGTGCGTCGGTAACAAATGCCCTTGCACCAAGTCCCGCTGTTGCCGCTGCTGCTAATAACGCCACAGTAGACGAACCAAAGTTCATGTACTTTGCGCCTGCCGTGATTGTAAGTCCGGGAATCCTGAACGCTGTGATTGAACTATTGCCTAACGTGATTTCGTTGCTGACGGTTGTAGTAGATACCGCTGCACCGTTACCAAGGATTAAATTATTACCACCTGAAACTAGCGTGTTTCCTGCCTGAAACCCTAACGCAGTATTATTGCTTCCTGCTGTGTTTGCAGTAAGTGTTTGATAGCCAACTGCTGTGTTGCTAGCACCCGTTACAAACGTAGCAACCGAAATACTAAAACCTGAGCCTGTGCCGCCAAGGAGTGCCGCTGCAACGGTTAAAACGGTAGCCGCTGTTGATGACGCAATAATACCCCCAGTCACTAATGTAACCGTAGTGACTACACCACCCGCAACTACTACCGTGACGGTTGGATACGTTATAAATGTTGCGCCACTAACGGGAGTCATTGCAACGGCTGTGTACGTTCCATTCGTGTACCCACTGCCTGCGGTGATTGCGCCAAAGGTTGCCACGGCAGTCGTTGCGTTGATAAGTGCCTGATAACCAACCGCTGTTTGAGATGATGCAACCGTGTTGCAAGTCAGTGCGCTTGTGCCTACGGCAGTATTAAAAATTCCAGTATTGGTAAAATATAAAGCATTAAAACCTACGCCTGTATTTTGATTCCCAGTCGTGTTTAGAGCCAAAGCCCCTGACCCGACTGCTGTATTATTACTTTGCGATCCACCACCTTTGCCTACCGTTGCCCCGTTAATTGTGGCATCGGTAGTCGAAATTACTTTACCTGTGCCTTTTGCTGTCAAAGTCAAACTAATGTTGGTGTCTGATCCTTGTGACGAGATTGTCGGGCTACCACCCGTAGCACCTCCAGTTACTTGTAGGTAGTTAACAGCGGAGGCTGTGTGAGTAATAGCAAACTGTTCTTGACCAAAAGCGTTAGTGAAAAATCTTACTTGTCCAGATCCTTTAGACGAAACCGCAAACTGAATGTTTGTATCACTACCCTGTACGCTTAATTGCGGTGTGTTGCCTGTAGTGTTGCCTTGCATATTGTAATAATTCACCGAACTAGCTACGGGCGTGACACGCAGGGATTCTGCACCTACTATGCCGCCAAGTGAAGTTGTGCCTGCAAAGACGTTTGCCGCCGTACCGTTTGCGTAGAAATTAAAACGACCCGTACCGCTTGCTATGTTGCCGTAAAAACCGTAATTATTAGTTGCGTTTGTAAGTGTGGAAGCTGCAACATGACCAAATTGGTTTGTTATCGCAGACGTAGCACCTAATGTAGCAAAGGAAGCAATAAAATGGTTTAGTGTTGTAATTGTATAAGCTGCTGCTGTAGTTGATGGGGCGGATAAATATGAAGAAAACTCAGTCGTTGATGTGCTTGGGGCAGTACCAATATTAGACACGGCTCTAGTCACATTTGATGCGCTAACTAAAGTTCCGCCAATTGTTATTTGAGTTGCGCTGCTACCCGCACCAACACCAGTTCCTGTTGTGATGCGACCAGTGTTTGATAGCGTTGAACCGTCAAAGGTCAATCCAGCAGCGTCCTGAATCAACCCCGCCGTACCTGCGTAAGGCACGCGACCAGAGGTCAACGCAGAAGATGTAATTGCCCCAGAACTAAACGTACCCACGCCAGCCATGTCGCCCGTGGTGTCCGCAATGGTCACAACCGAGTTCTGAATAATCTTGCCAGTCGTTAAGTCAAAACGTGCAATGGCGTTATCTGTAGCCGAGGCGGGACCGTACACATCGCCGGATGCAGCGGTAGACCATGACAACACGCCTGAACCGTCAGTCACCAACGCTTGACCCGCCGTACCGTCATCCGCAGGCATGGTTAACGTGTAGCTTGCTGCCAAAGTTGCAGGCGCTTGAATTGCTACATATTCGCCGCCTGTTGTGTCTTGCAGGCGCAGGTCACCTTGCGCGGTGATGTCTACCTGTGTAGCTACCACGGTGGCAGGGGTTGTGGCGCCAACCGTTGTGCCATTTATTGTGCCGCCCGTAATTGCTACAGCACTAGCGTTTTGGGTCGACATGGTGCCCAAACCGGTAATATTGGTGTTGGGGATTGTCGTTGACGCAGTCGCAGGCGACGCGCCGTTACCAAACAAATAGCCCGTCAGCGCTGAGGCGCCTGTGCCGCCGCTTGTGCTATTTAAGATGCCGCTAAGCGTGATCGCGCCCGCAGTGGGCGTGCTTGGTGCAAAGCCTGTTGAGCCTGCGCTGACCGTCGTGACACCGCCAGAGAGAGAGAATTGTTGCCAAGCTCCGCCAGCAAATGCCTCGTAAGTAACAAGGTCGCTATTAAATCGAACCTCGCCGTTAGCGCCAACACTGCGCTGCGCAGTGGTGCCTATGGGAATAGTCACCGCGGCGGTGCCCGGTATCACAGGGTTAGATGCTAGACCGATCGTGGGGTTGCCCGATCCGTCGCCGTTGATCACAGAGGTCTGATTGGTGACGCCTGTGATCGTGACAGGCGAGATCGTGGAGCTTGAGCCAAGCGCCAACATGCCCGTACCCGTAGCGTTTGCGAGCGCTTGCGCGAGACCTGTCAGCGCAAATGTGGGGTTGCCCGCTATCCCGTCACCGTTCGTCACGCCGATGCCGTTGCCGCTCGTGCCGAGCGTGCGTGCGGCGATCGTGTTGGGCGCGGTCTTTACAATCACGCCGTTTGAGGCAGACTCAAGCGAGGCTGAGGTGCCGTTCAGCGCGATAGTGTAGGGCGCCTGCGCACCACCATCGGTGATGCCTAAACCCACGCCTGTTGAAAAATAACGGCTGTTCGGCAGACCTGTCTGCAAGCCAACAGTCAAGAATGTCTGCGTGAGCGACGGGCTCGCTGTGATCGCGGAGACAGTTGTCTGAACCGTCAAGCCGTTCTGCACGACAGGCACGAGCTCAGAGCCTGTGATAGTCTGAGCTGCGGGAAGTGCTGTGATCCTGACATCTGCCATATAAATCTCTACGGTGAAAGTACGTCTAAATTACCGTCATTCGGCGTGTTCGCTTGCTCAGTTGCGATGCCAACGTCGTCTTTGTTCTGAATGTCAGGATCAAGGATTATGTTGTTGTGCGTCTCAGCAACATCAGTATCTGGGCGAGGAAAGCGTAAGCTAATCTTTTCAGACTGCCTTGCCGGCAACCTATATGGGTCAAACTGGTCACTACACGACTCAGAGCAAACCTTAATAGCGGGGATGTTGCCGTCTGCACGCATGTCGCTATAAGGTCTTTTCATCTTGCATCGATCGCATATGAAAATACTCAAACTACTGTTGCCAATTGTATCAAGGAAGCGGGGCATTTTATACCCCCTTACCGAGTGTACATGCTGATATTCGGGCTGATCATGATCGGCGACTTGTCGCGGTTCTCGTTCTGCGCGAGCATGAAGTGCTTCTCGTACTGCTGCTCACAATACTGAATCCGAGCGGCCTCAACCTGCGGCAGCTCGCACGCCATCTGGTGCGCCAAGCCCCACTGAATGGCCAAGTAAAAGTACTGCGGGATCTCAATCTCGCCGCTCAAGTCACCCACGTCTTGGATGTAGCGGTTCAGCCACAGCTCGAGCTGAGGGCTGATGTTGTTAGGCACTGGCCAGACTTCCATGTTCGGCTGCGGGATTGTGCGATTAAACCAGTACTGCAGGGGTCTAAGCGCCGTAAAAGAGCGGTTTGGCAGGCTTGAGTAGTCGTCACGGTTCATGCGCGACATGTTGATCGACATCGGCATCGTGCCAAATACCACTTGGTAGAAGCCCATATTCACGCCCGAAACCTGCTGAATACGCCAAAAAGGCGCCGTTGCAGAGGGGTCAAGGTCGTAATAAATCCAAGTGCCTGA